GTCGTGACCTACCCCCCCACCAGATTTCACCCCCCCGGGGGGGTCACCTGTTGGGGGGGCGGGTGGGTGCAGGGTCGGTGCTGTCGTTACCTGCCCTCAAGCTCCTGGTGGCACGCATGGCACACGCTCATCAAGTTATCCATCGATAGCCGCAAGTGTGGCGCAGTAGCGATAGCGATGATGTGGTGCACCTCCGTGGCTGGTTCTGTCACGCCCTTGCCCAGACAGTTTTCGCATAGTGGGTCGATCGATCTCTTGCGTTCACTGAGCACTCGCCACCTATTGTCGTATCCACGCTGTGCTGTTGTGCCGCCATGGTGTGACGGATAGCACCGTTCGCATCGCTTGACCACGATAGCACCGCACTTGCATAGCTTAGGCATAAGGATACTCCTTATTCAATCTGCATACAGCATCTACCTCTTTGCACGCACACTGCTTTAATAGCCGATCCAGTGCTTGCCAGGCATCTGCTGATCGCCTTCTCGCTAGCCATCGCCATCGAAAGGCGGTATCGCCAACACCGCGGTCGGACGCCTGCCGAAAATGCTTTAGCCAACCCACCAGCCTGGATCGCTGGGCTGAGTTTATTATCACGCGCTTTCGCCTCGCTACCCGTTCCTGCTGCCTTGCTGCGGAACACAGGCACCGTACTGGCAGCACCGCATTACGAACCTGCCGGCCGCATTTCTCGCACTGCCAGGAGGTCATGCTGCTAGCGTCACTGTGGCTGAGTTCATGCCGCACAAGTCGCCTGGTGTAGCGCCCCAGCCGGTTTCGTACGAATCGGTCAGTGTGAATGTTGCTCCGACCAAGTCGGCGCACGTATCCACTGTTGCGGTGAAAACTGACGTGTGCTGAGACTGTGTAGTCGGCGATCCGAGAGCGTCTGTGTAAAAGACAGCCAGGAATATTTCGCACACTACCTGACCTCCGACCTCCGAGAGTCTCACGAAAATCCCTGGCGCGTTCGGTTGACCAACCCCAGTCACATAGAATCCGTCGCACTGCGGCTCACCTAAGGCATCGAGATAGTTATTGTAGACAGCGCAGTTCGTCCAAGGGTCGCCGTAATCGCGAACGACATAAGTCCCAGCGAGCGTCTGGCATGTTGCGCACGCGTTACCGATGCCGCTAATCACCACGCTGATAAACGTGTCGCACTCTGGGCACTCTCCAGTCGCTCCGCAGCAATTGCAGCCAGGGCTCCAGCGATTGACCATTATGCACAGTCCTCGGCGATCACGGACCAAATGCCGTTGATTCTAGCGGCAACAATGTCCGCGCTCGCTCCGACAGCCGACGTGAAGTTGTTGTAAACCGTATGTGAAGTGCTTGTCCCGGCCCTGGTTCCGCCAGCGATCGTCAGCAAAGTGCACGTCGCAGATCCTAGCGTCGAACCCGACCTGGCTGGGATGCCGCCTACCGGTGCCGCAAAGTGCTTTATCTGAGAGTTGCCGCCCCTAACTCTCCCCTCTGGATGCTCACCGTCCACATTGCCGATTAGCTGCACAAGATCGCCGGCGTCGGCTTTGCTAAATCCGTAGGTTGCTTCGTCAGGCGCGGCCATTATGCGTGTAATATCCCCGTGGCTCGAATGTCGAGGTCGAGCTGTGTTGCTGTGGCTGCCGTACCAAGCTTGGTGACGCTATTTCCGGTAGCCAAATCAGACTCCAGCACGATTTCACCCGCTGTCGCGCCAAGATAGTAAGTTGTGCCTACCGCCATCGTGGTTCCGACGAGGATTATCGACCCCTGCCGCGCGATGTAGCCATGCCCAGCATCGACGCCCGGGGTGACTGTAATTCCAGCTACCTTCGGAGTTGCTGTTGATGCGTTATTATCCGCCGCTTTATGCTCGCTATCGGTGGTGTCGAGGTAAACTGGGACGCCCGCGGCGATTGTTGCTCCGTACAAAACTGGCTCGCCGACAACGGTATTAGACGTCGGCCTAACGGCTGTGATTCCAGATAATGCCGCCATATTAAATCCTCAGAAAGTCGAATGTGCTGGTAGCGTATTGGTCGAAATTGCGAATTGCAGGCGCGGTGCCCGCAGCTTGCTTCGCACCGGCACCGTCTAGCGAGCCAAGCATGATGCTGCCATCGGCGGAGGTGAAGTCGAGCAAGGTCGTTCCTGACTTGTACTGAGTGCCAACATCTAGCCGCTTGTGCCGCCAGTCGCGCGAGTTGTACTTCAATTGATACTGCGTCAACCTTCTGCGTTGACCGTAAAACAACCCAAGTACACTCGACAGCACCACGCAAAGCAGCGTCTTGGCTGCTCGCCCCTTGAATGTTGTATTGTTGACGGTCTCGCTGCGAGCAATGATGGTTTCGTCTGATACAGTAGCCGCCTCGAACTGGAAAAACTCCCAAATCGGAATGTGTCTGGTGATCGTCAAGCCGGTTTCAAAGGCCTGCCCGGCGGAATTGGCGATTGCCGCACCAGACTGGTCTTTTGTCACCACTTCCTGGTATCGCTCAAACTTCGTCTCGTAAATCGGTATCCATGCGTCTGGCGGGTCGAGCGGTCCACCATTGCCGCCAGTAGCCCCGGAACTTTCTTCGACTTCGCTCGAGAACTCGGCGGTCGCTCGCCAAATCAGTGCATTGCCTGGATCGCGTTGCAGGCTCACGCCCACGCATCCAGCAAACCCACCGGCTGATGTGCTTACGCCAACCTGCGGCAGCCCGGGTGTAGTGGTTAGTATCACGTCCCGAGTCTGTGTTTTATGGTCAGCTTGAATGACGAAAGTGTAAGTTTCCTCGTACACTGGCCGGCCGCCGCGACTGCGAATACGGCCGCTACCTTCGCGGCATTCGGAACTGTCGATTAGTGTTGGCATTTACCTGAGCCTCTTGAATCCGTTTTCGGCGACCTTCTGGGCGACGTTATTCATGGCCGCTACCATTCGCTCTTGCTTGGCGCTGGCAATCTTGAGTTCTGCCAGTTGTTTCCTCGCCTCCACTAGTAATTCGCGTTGTGTTGGCTCCGGTGTAGGCCGCTGCATTACGGTGCTTCGCAGGTCGTTTCGACGTTGATGCCGATAGCTAACAGCAGCTTCACTACCAACCTCCAATGAACTATTTGGTGTCGATCGCAATTGCTTCATGCGATCCATTTGCTTTTTGTGCTCTAATTCGAAGTGCTTCGCGGCTGCATTGAGCGCTGACACTTGCTGCCGCCTAATCTCGTCCGCGGCGCGTTTTTCGACTGCCGCCCTTTCTTTGGCAAGCTTTAGTGCTTCCTTTTCGGCTGCTACCTTTGCTTTTCCGGCTGCCTTGACTGCCGCGGCTGCAGCCTTCTCTGCCTCTTCCGATTCCTTTGGGGCACCTTGCTTTTGTTGCAATCGCTCACTCATCTTGGCAGTTCGCTCTGCTTCGGCCTTTGCGTCGGCCGCCGCTTGCCTACCGCCCACCTCGTCAAGCAGTTTATTGACATTGCCGAGTGCGTCAGCAAGCTCAATGGTTCCTCCACCCATTTTGGTCGCTATGGCATTTGCCACCGCCAGGCTGTCTTTAATGAACGCCAGCATCAGCCGTATGCCGTCGGTCATCTTCTGAATAACCCACAACACGGGTCCAGCTGCCTCCGCCGCGTCTGCCAGCCCTTTGGCAAAGTCCGTCCCGAGTGGTCCGATGGTGTTGCCGAGCCGCACGCCAGCTTTCTCTAAATCGCTGATGGCAATGTTTAGCTTGCCACTCATGGTTTGCGACAGTCGCTCTGTCATGCCGTGGAAGCGACCGCCGGCGGATGTAGCTACCTGAAATGCGTTGGCGACCTCAGCCGACGATATAGCGCCTTCGCTCATTCGCTCTTTTAGCTCGATAAGGCTCTCGCCGGTAAGTTTGCTGATCGTCTGCAGTGGATTGAAACCAGCGTTGACCATCTGCAACAGGTCTTGACCCATCAACCTGCCTGCTGCTGACATTTGAGCGTAAGCCAGCGACAGCATCTTGAATCGCTCGTTATTGCCACCCACGGCATCACCCAACATCTTCACTGTCGGTATCACGTCCTGCGCGGCCACATTGAACGATAGGAGCGTCCTGGCTGCCTGAGTCGCGCCACCAAATGTAATCGGTGACTTCTCGGCAAACTCTCGCAGTTCCCGCATCAGAACCAGCGAATCTGTGGCGCTGCCCGTCAGCACCTCAAACGCAATCGACGCGTCCTCCGCTTCCGTGGCTAGGGCAAACGCCTTCTTGGCGGTGGTTAGCCCAACGTAAGTAGCCAGCAGGCTGTTTATCGGTCCTAGAGAATCCTTTAGCCGTGTGAATGCACCCACCATCATGCCAAGCTTAGTGGTTTTCGTCTCAACGGCTCGAACTGACTCACGAACCTTTGTATTAAACTGCTCAACCTTGGCTCTCGCTTCATCCAGTAGTCGCTTATACGTCCCAAGTGAAATCGACTGCTTCGCCAACGCCTTTTCCAGCAAGTCATAGGTCTGGGCGTACTTTTCAACCGGAGTTTTGGCGGAGTTTATTTCGCGCTTCAGCAGTGCCGTCTCCGCGCGAGAAAGTGCAGAGTTTTTGATATAGTCCTGCGCGTTGAGGCCGAGTGACACGCTATAGCTGTTGATGATTGTCATCGAGTTGTTGCCCTAATAAACGCATCAAGCTTTGCCGCCATTGCCTCATTATCAACCTTCAACGGCGCTACCTTCTCCTGATAAAAGTCATCCGGCATGTGTGCCGTAATAACTGGCGGCTTGTATTCTTTGCCTGGCTCCACGTGCTGATTCACCATTGACGCGAAGATGTGCTCCAGCGTTGACATTTGCTCCGCATGCCGCTGCCAGTCGCACCCCCACGGCTCTACTCTCCAGTACGCACTCCAAAACGCCACCGTCTCGTCCGGTAGCGAATCCCACCATCGATAAGGGTCGTCTACCGCACTGCCGCCACGAACCAGCGCTAACCGAGCGAGCAGCCTTAATTCTCGGTTGCGGTTGAGTTTTTTACTAAACTCAGCTTCTCGACCTTATTGCCGTTGACTGCCATCACGGCCTCAAATAGCGGGTCAGAAATGTAGCTTGGCACGTCCCATTGCGTCCAGTCTGGCTCGACAGGCCCGCGAGTCTCTGGGTCGAGCACGCAAGCCGCAATGTACTCTGCCTCAAATCGACCTGAGTCAACTACGTTTTTCTTCGTGCACCGCTCGAATAATTTGATTTTCTCCACTCGCGATATGCTGCGAATGAGATACTCGTCTCCGTCGACTTCAACGGTAATTTCCTTGGCCTGCTTGGCTTTCAGTCGCTCTGATAATGTGCTCATTCGTCGTCACTCTCTTCAGAATCGTCACCATCGTCCAGAAGCTCTTCGACCATCACCGGCGGTGGGGCCGCTTCCTGTTCATCGCATTCCAGTTGCTTATTGATCTCGAATTGAATCGCTGTAGCTAACGCCTGCTTACAGCCTGCCAGCGGCGCGAACTGCGAGCCCTTGGCGGGGTTGCGTCCGATGTAGCCCCAGGTTCGCTGCGTTCCGTCGGGAAAATAGCAGTCGACGTAGTTGAGGCCCGAGTCTTCGTAGACCTCCAGGCCGTTGATCACTCGAATCGGCTTCAGCGGCCGGCTAATGTCGACTCGAAACTCTCGTAGTTTGCCCATCGGTTAACTCGCTCCTGTATAGGTCGGTCCAGTGTCGCCGTCGTACTTCCATTTGACTTCGCCCGTCTGCAACTGCCCGTTAGCGAATGCCGGCGGCGTGTGTCCTTTGACATAAGCAGTGCCCGAGAAGGAAGCTGCCGTGGTCTCTCCAGTGCGTAGCGGGTAGGTAATCAGTACAGTTCCCGCGGAAGCCGGCAAGGAAGCGTTCATCGCCACCGTTGAAGCCGCACTGGTTAGCCACTTGATGCGTGCCGAGCTTTCCGAAAACTGAGCCAGGTCGCTTGGGATATTTTCCTCGACGCCCGACGTTGCCAGCGTGCTGACATTCACGTCGCCGATGGATTGCTCCCCTTGCGTGATGTCAATTGCCATCGAAAGCGACGTGGTTGCCGTGCCGAACCCCATGTTCGCAGCAAACGTCAGAGTTGCCCCGTTGCCTGTATCTCCAGTAAGTGCCATATCATGTCTCCGTGTAATCGATTACTAAATCTATAACCGTGAAATAGCGATACTCGTTCCCGCCGTCTGTCGGCGCTTCGTCTTTATCGCTTAGCCCTTCCTCTACTCGTACGCCCCGAATATCAAGTCCATTAGTCAAGCCTTTTTGGGTGACAATTCCGCAACCCTTAATGGCCCGCGCCAAGCTGTCGGCGACCAGCTGTGTCGAGGCATAACACTCAAACTGTAGCCGTGCATGCGCCAGTCCAGACAGGTCGCTTAAATCATGTTCGTGCGTAGTGAAGAGCCTCGTCATCACAATCGCTGGTAATGTGGCGCTTTGCTTCAGTTGGTGTAGGTGGATGCGCGTCAGTCCGACAAAATCGGTAATTACCGTTTTGGTTAGCAGGTATGAACGCACTCCGGCAATTACATTAGCCATTTACTAAGCCCAAATCGTTCCGAATGTTTCCGGTGTTTTGTTTCCGTAGCCAACAGGCAGAACGCTGTATCTTATATAGCAATCATAAAATCCACTGCACGCTGGAGTTACAGTGATCTCGTCGCAGGCATATCTGGTGTCGCCTGGGTATGTATCGCCGATCTTTGGCGTCCGCCCGAGGAGTTCTTTAATCTTGTTCGTCTTACAAAATATCTTTTTGTGCTCGACTCGCTTTGTGATTTCGCTCATTACGTCGCTCTCCATAATGTGTCCATTAGTGTCTTAAGTTTCGCCTTCATGTTTGCCAGTGATTCGCCGCGTGTTTCGTCGGCCGCCTGTACCATCACATTGCGAATCTTTAATTTCGTTCGTCCGCCATCACGGCCCCAAAAAATCATTCGCCGTCCGCGTTGCTTGTGCTCGGCGACCAGGTAAATCTTCTGACCAGCGCCGTCTTTCCCTGTAAACTCTGGACCAGTCACAGCCAACGCGGACGCCTGGCGACCTGGACGCACGACCAACTTGACCGTCTTCCACAGTGCCGTTTTGTCGAGCCCAGCCGGGCGTCCCTTGCCCTGCTTCCGTTCCTTATTCCACTTCTCCCGATCGCTCGCCTTCGACCGCGGCATTAACTGCCTCGCTCGCCGAGTGATCGGAGCTGAGCCAGCCCTAACTACTTTGTCCGACACCTGATACCGTTCCAGGATTGGCACCGCGTCAAACATCTTTTTCAGTTCCGCGTCGGTCGGCAGTTTGATCTTCATGTCAATTCGCATCACACCACCGCCTTGCACGACAGTTCGATATATCGACGGCCGCCTTCGACAGGGTTGACGTAGACAATTCCGTACGTTCGCGACCCATGAATCAATTGCATCTGCGGTACAACCGACTCGCGGAAGTGAATGATAAATATCTCGTCAATGCCTGCCTCGATCTGGCTACCGCGAGCACCTTCACCGCCGCGTACCGGCACTCGCTGAGCTGGTTCGCTGGCATAGGTGGTTGCCCATGTGCGAATGGTCTGGCCGGCGCTGTCGAGCGATTCGGTCGCTGTCTGTAGGTTCACTCGCTCTCGCATGGCACCGACACGAAAGCCTTTAGCTGGTCGCCAGGTCATGGGCCACCGTCCGCTTCTTGTGGTGGCATATAAATCAACTGCACTTTAGCTGAAATGCACTCCCCTACAGCTACTCTTGGCTCCCATGCGGTGATGCAAAATCGCCTTCCGTCTGGTGCGATCAGCTCACTAGGGATGCGTATCGCAGCATCCTTTTCGACTAGCGTTATCACGCCATCAAGGTTAATACTCATGGATAGCTACTCCGCATAAACTTCGCCACCAGCCGCTCGTATGCAACCTGCCGCTGGGTGTAGTCTGGTGTCATCATGTCGCGCTGCTCAAATTCATTGGCGGCCAACAGCAACATGGCGCTTTTGGCGTAACCTGGGACCGTGGTCGAGTCGTCATGTGAGCCCAACACGTAGGTAACTGTCACCGCATCCCAACGACCAAGCTGACTCGGCCATGTCTGTGAATACCCTAGCCTCAATTGACCTCGCGACATGTCCAGTTGGTAAACGCCGGTCGAAAGTGTTTGTTGGACGTTGCTCAAGTCGTAGTAGGTGATTGACGTAATCGAGTTGATCGGCCGGTGCGGAAACTGCATTTCAGACAAGTATGGCATAGTCAGCGAAACTGTACGTTTTATAAAATACGTGCCAATGTCGTGTTCGAACTGCTCACGTGCTGAGGTTATTTTTCCCGCTAGCTCGACGTCGTGGCTTGTGTCCGTCGCTGATATGTTCAGCTGCCGCTTGATCTCGTGAATCGTGATCGGCTCCGTCGCCGGCTGGGTCGACACGTACGGCTTCAGGAGCATCGTATGCAGGTGCATCTTTGGCAATCCCTCGTTTGATCAGTATTTTTGCTGAGCCCTTGTGCATGTCGGCAAAGATGTAGCCGGCCGGCCACCTTCGCCAGGCTTTAATCAACTGTACTTGCACGCTGGTCACTCCAATTTTTCGGGTATAGGTGAGTCAACTGCATTTGCTGGTCGTAGACTGTAACCATCTCTTCCAGATGCCCGAGCCTGCAGCCAGGGTCGACGTAAATGCTATTGCCAGCCTCAAACCACTGCTTCCAAAACCAAACGTCGTCGTCAATCTTGTCGTCGGTCCATTCGCCATTTTTATCTGGCCGGCCGATGAACCACGGCTTCGGGATCGCCGCCAATTTCTTCAGGTCAATCACCGTCAAGCCGAAGTGAGCTGACGCCACCTTAATTGGCTTGCCGGTCCACTCCAGCGTTGTATGCTCCTCCATCGAAGCCAGCACTGTCCCGCAGCCACGCTTCGGCTGAATCGCAGTGATTGCGTCGATGTAATCGTTGCTCGCAATAATGTTCAGCAGTCGCTGCACGTGCTCCGCGGTAAACATCGAGTCGAAGTCCACCGTCAGTGCGTAGTCAACGTCTTGCTTCACCAAATCCTGCAGCATGATCTGCATGCACTGCCCGTAGAAAACGCCACCACTGACTGTCAGGGGTATTTTCAGTGTATGCAGTGCCAGCTCGATGTAGTTTCGCGCGTAGACGGGCTCGTATCTCGGTGCTGTCATCAATGCAGCTACGCGCACGCTCTTGGTCGATTCCATCGTTTTCGCTCCGGTGGGGTTCATTGAAAAAACTAATTAGCCGACGACTACGTTGCCGTAATCGGAATCCGTGCCTGTGCGAACTTCCTTGTACAGGACACCCGCAGCGGCAACGGTTACCGTGCCGTTGGTCGTGGTGTCTGGAGTAACAGTCACTCGCAGATATCGCTTGCGGCCTTCCAGGTCGATGTGATTAACAGCCACGGTGCCAGCCGTGTTGTCGATCGTGCGATTGTAGGTCGCGTCGAAGGTTGCGAAGTTACTGGCGGTCGTATCGTCGGACTCGCTGAGAGAGAGCGCGACGTTGGTGGAGTTGGTGTTCAGCTCCACGCCGATGCTGACGATGATCGACGCGTAATTAGCGCCGGCACAGTCAAGGTTTGCCGTACGCACCGTGGTGGCTTTGTCTAGCGGTGAAATCAGTGCGCTGTAGACACCTACTGCTGGATATTTCATGGTTTATTTCCCTGGTCATGTTTTTGATTTGTAAAGGTGCTCGCTAGCCACATTGCTGCAACTAGCGAGCGGCCCACCGGAGCGAACGGCGGAGGCTACGAAGCGGTCTTGAGCGCCACGATCGGACGATTGCGGATTGTGTCGCCACGCTCGTGGATGTTGATCGCCACTCGCTCGGTGGTCTTGATGCCGATTTGATCCGTCTCGAAATAGCGTTCGCGGCTTACTTCCGTGCGAACACTGCGGCGAACTCCATAACTAGCGCCCAATCGCAAGTCTCCGAAGTAAGCCACGATGGTCGATGCAAGCGTGCTGGTGGTCGACGGCATGACCTGAACGAACGTCACTGGATAGCCCAAGAACATCATCGTCGGCGGACCGTTGCCGATCGTAACATTGGTATTTCCGCCGGCCGCATCCATCAGGCGAGCCGCAGATGCCCAGTAGACAGCCTTCGACATGAACCAACGCGGGTCGGCTCCCGGGTACTCTGGATAGAGCCCGGCTGTAGCTTCGAAGTCGGCCATGTCCAGAGTCAAAGCTGAATCGTTTCCAGTCGCCGCACCTTGTGTCGCACTGGCATGCAGTGCATTCTTCAGCCCGACCACGCCACCGTAGGTCGACGTTCCGTCACCATTAAACGCGGCCTGGTCGATTTTGTCGGCCATAGCGTAAGCCATCGACTGAGTGATTAGGTCGCCGATTTCGACCACCGAGTCTTCGTCTAGTTCGGTCGAAACTTTCGTCAATGCACCCAGCTTGCGAGCCATCAACTCAGCTTGACCCAACTCGGCTTCGCTTTCCGTGATCTCGACTTCTTCGCCAACCCAGTAGGCTGTAACGTCGGTCAGTAGCCGTGGAATGGTGATAATGTCCGAACCCATCGGAACGCGATTGGCGTACTGAGGGAACACGCCGCGAGCCTCACGCAGACGAACGATTGCACGCTGCATTTCATCGGGTACAAGAAAGCCACCAGCACCGTTCTCGCCGGTGTTCATGCTGCCGCTGACTTGCAAGCCATGGTCGCGACAGAACTGTGCTGACCGCTGATTGCCGTAGATGCCGGCCAGGATGACGTTACCAGCGATGTAAGCATCTTGCTCGGCGTTGGGACCAACGTAGGCCTTCAGCTCCGTCTGCGCTCTTGCGCGGGCCGGAATCTTGATTGCCGACACGGTGCGGCGGCTGAGTCCGGTTTCAGTGTCCAGCGTTCCGTCTGCAGCGGCTCGACTGTCGATGTCCTCGCTGGCTCGCTTGCTGGCCCGTGCCCACATTTCCTTCTCGACGGAAATCGCGGTTTTAAGCTGCTTGTTGAGGTGCGGGATTTTCGTATCGGTGATTTCGGTCACGCGAGACGATTCGTCCTCATTTAGATCGCGCTCTTCGCGCTCGCTGACAGCAATGATTGCGTCGAGTTCATCGCGCAAGTTGCTAATGTTTTCCTTGATTTCCAATGCAGATCGCATGGCTTGTACCTTAGGTTAGGCAAGCCATACGCGCATGAAAAAAGCAGGTTGGCTTGCAACTGAAACGTAATCGAAACGTTCCGTTGACTTACCAGCACTGCTAAAGAGGACGGGCTGAACTAAGCGGTCGGATTTTTAGTTATTGCGGGTCTTTCTCCCGCGTGTGTTAATACTGTAGCACTATTGTGGATAAGTTGTCAAGAATTATTTTGTGGCTCAAAGTTGGTTGTACGCTAACTCGTCTTCGAGTCTTTCTAGTTCGAACCTTGTTTCTCTGTCCTGGGTCACCTTGCGATCCCACAATAATCGCCGCCACCATGCGTCGAAGTCTGTTAGGAAATTCGGGAGGGGCTTTTCTATCACGCTGCGCTCGAACGGAAGCTGATCGCTGTGCACGGCGCGTGGCTCGGAATAGAATGCAAGACTGGCCGTGTCGACTATTTCCAGGTGATCGTTCTCAAATATCATGCGGCAGTACTTATAGATTAGATAGTCTGTAATCTCAGCCGGCCGGTACTGATCGCCATAATCAAGGAATGCATCTTGCGGTCCTTTTAAGACAGCCCACCGGTGTCGGTTATTTGGAATATCTCGAACGTCACCCGCCTTCGGTCCGTCCATAAATTTTACTTTCATACTTTCGGCCTTCTCAAAGTCCACTGAAAATCGGGATTCCAGTCTACTCTACCTGGCACGCGCCGGCAGTCATACGGAAACTGTGACATATATCGCACCATCGCCGTGGCTGAATTGTCCTCGAGCCCGCTGTAGTTGGCAAACTCGTCGCCGTCAGCTTCCGCGGTAACGGTTCCGAACAGACCGCGAGCGAGCCTATTGTGCACGGTCTTTAGGATAGCCAAATCCGCACCCTGTGCGTCGATAATCAGCGTATCGACAAACTGGTCTGGCGGCAGCAGGCTGTTGAGGTTAACGCACTCAACGGTGATTTCGTCGCACAGTGATAGGTCCGCTGTGGCGTAGGCCTGCCGAGACTCCGGCGTTACGGTGCCGAGCGAGCTGCTGAGCCCGTTTTTATTGTAGATTCGAAACGGTGCGAAGGCCGACTCTCGATAGCATGCCTTCTGGATGACAAAAACCACCTTATCGCGAGTGGTCTTGTATCGCCGGCGCAGTGCTGTGGCGACTTCTGGTATCGGCTCGATTAGCCAGCAGATGTCATGTGCGGCAACCAGTTGATCGACGTCTAGCCCGATATTACAGCCGACAAAGACTAGCCTGCGAATCATACGCTCGCCTTTATAAACCCTCGGCACTGTGAAATGTGCTGCGGAGTATCGGTTAGCCTCCACGACTCGACATTCTTAAACCCCGCCGCCTGAACCATAGCTACCCACGCTCGCAGTGTGCCAACGTACCAATTGCTTGGGTTGTCGCCGTACTCTGCCCCAGGGTAGAACTCGAGGCAGCACTCGTCGCCGGCGTAAACATGGCTGGTGTAGCGAGATGGACAGCCGTCGAGAATGGCGGTCTCGATGTGCAGTACGCTGTCGTTGGTCATTAAACTACGCACGTTCTCAAGTGCCATCAGTGGGTGCCGTAGATGATAAAGCACACCGAACATAAAGACGTGACTGTAATACGAATCGATCGCCGATTCGTCGATGTCGTACACGTTCTGAATGTCGCAATTAGCTCGCCTTATTCCTTGACGACCGTTTTGCCAAAACGCGCGATTCTCCCGATACTCAAATCCTAGAGCGGACCTGCATAGGTCGAATGTCTCCCACTGGCGAGACCGATCTGCATTCACCTTGCCGCCAATTGTGTCCGAGAAGTTGTCGATTGCCGTGACACGGAGAGCCCCCCGTTTAATCGCCTCGAACGTCCAGTAGCCGTCCCACGCTCCGACGTCGAGCACCGTCTTGCCGGCCAGGTTGTTGGGTATGCGATAGGCTGCCGCACTGATTGGAGCCCAGCCGGGGGTTACGATACCGAACGGTAATTCGATTCGGTGGTAAAAGTATGGTATCGCGTCGACGGCGGCTTGCAGTTCTTCCTTGGTCATTCGCTCTCTTCCTTAAGGTCTCCCATAGACTCTAAGGCAGCAAGCAATTCTTCGCCTTCCGGTGTCAGCCAGCCCGGAATACTTGAACCGTGTTCAGTGTAGCCTTTAGAGCCAGCCCAGTAATAGAAAAACTGAGCAGTAACGGCATTTCCGAATGGCCCGTCGTCGTTAAGCGTGAGCGGGTAGGCGGAGTACCATCGTTCGATGTATCGCAGTCCATCTGCGACAAACAAAAGATTTTCGTCTGGATCACCACAGCAGCAAAACCCTAGCACTGCCTGCATCAAGCTGGTGGTGTCATCGTAGTGCACGCCGTCGGCACCGACAAATCGAACCCGTTTGCCAACAACATCATCGTCTAGCACGACATCTTTGACGAATGGTCTCAGGTTCTGGTCGATCAATATTTCCTTACCCATCCCGTTTCGCTCCGGTTTTATTCAGAATGAATCTAAATCTGGCGATTCTATTATCGCTTTTGCTCTGCAAAGCTTTTTGTTCCAGAATCCAGCCATCCACGCGACGCCGTCGGAATCAACAGCAAACGACGTGTTGTCCTCAATGTAAATTTCTTTACCTATATCCTCTACGGGAAGCCTTAGAATCATTTCCTCGGTAAGTGGTCGCCATATTTCTGTGTCTAGTGGGTTAAACTCTCCGCTTATTCGTTTTCGCTCCGGTTAGATTACTTATTGCCAATAATGTAAGCCTTAACTAACTCCATCGCCTGTGACTCAGTGAAGCCCTCCTTGCAAAGCTGAACAAACAAGCCTCTCCACAGTGGAGGAAAGACATCGATTATTGCGGCCATATCTTGATCTAGTTGTGCTCTTTTTGAACCGTCTAGCATCTTCTCTCTAATCTCCTATTTAATCCACCCGCACATATCTGTCACCTTAGCCGACATGCGTTTGGCGTACTCTCGATCCATGTTCTTGCGGTCGTTGCCGGCCGTCTTCAACTGGTCGCGCAGGCGGTCGTCCTTATTTGCCTGCCATACCGCCCGCAGGCCATCAGGCATCTTGCCGCAGGCACGAAAGAGGCTTTCACTGACAACTGGACCTAGCGACTTCGCCTCTGCGTATTCCTCCACGCGATCGGCAAAGCCAGCGTCGACGGCTTCCTGTCCAGGATACCAACTCTCCTCCGCCATGATAGCCAGAATCTCATCATCTGTCTTGCCGCTGCGGCCGGCGTAGTCCGGTATCATTCGCAGTGCGTATTTATCCAGCGTCTCGGCGTCCTTTCGCAGTTGCGTGGCGTTGCCAAAGGTAATCGTCCAGGGGTCGTGGATCATGACCATCGCATTGGAGGCCACGATCCGTTCGTCACCCGCCTGAAGAATATACGACCCCATTGACGCCGCCAGCGAATCGGCAACGGTCGTCACTCCGCCAGGATGCCTTCGCAGTTCGTTAAAAATGGCTATGCCTTCGTCGACGCTGCCGCCTGGCGTGTTAAGCCGCACAGTGACATGCTTACCTTTCATCTGCTTCAGTGCCGCACTGACCATCGACGCATCGATCAGCCCCCACCATGCCGGCCCGATTTCGTCGTAGATTTTCACGACAGATTCATCAACTGAATATTCAAACATTTTGTAACTCTCCCATGGTATTCGCTCTGGATTTCCAACTCGAAACACAGTCAGCAACGATACCCGCCACCGCTGCTTTATCCGACTGGTCGATAGCAACGGCGATTCGGCGGCGGCTCTCTTGGCAGTGCACAGTGGCCAGTTCCCGGTCCATGCCAAGCAACTCCAGCTCTCCAGCTAGTTGCGGCTCCCACTTTTTGCTGTAGAAATTGTCCAGCCACTTGCCGAAGTCTTTGGCGGCCTTGGCGCCCGATTTGACGCGATTCGCCTCGACGCCGATTAGGTGAGCCAGCCGCGAGTAGACTGCCAGCCTTGCCTTGGCTGCCATGTCGTCATCCTCTGTGTCGTTGCGCTCGCCGGCCGGAGGTGCAGGCGGGTCGTCATTACCGCTGCCTGGCGTGATAGCTGGATTGCGGTACTCATCGCCGCCTGGGTACGGGTTCATGTCCAGTTTTTCGCGAGCCTCGTTCGGCGATATAATCGTCGCGTTAATTCCGAGAGCCAGCGATTCCACACTGGTCTTGTAGTCGCTCTTTAGTAACGCCGCAGCATTGAATCGAATGAAGTGAGACTCCAGGTCAAACTGCCGGCGCGGAAGCAACTTCCACTCCATCTCCTCTTCCCACCGCTTTAGCCATTTGTTGAGGCAGTTCATGAGGTAGGCTAGATTTTTCTGCTCCAGGCTGTTGTAACTGACACTGGTGTCGTCACCTAATATTTGCTCCAGCCCCAGCCACAGTGCTGCATCCTGCCGCTGAAACTTGCGATTCTCGATCATCTCTGCATCGCGATTGTTCATCGCCACTACGTTGGCTGTGATGCCTTCACGAAGCAGTCCCACCTTGTCGGAATTCTCGGCTGAGTTGTGCCGCTTCTCAAACGCCTGCAAAAACTCTTCGGCGTCCTCCTGCCTGCGAAATACTCCAGTGGGTGCCTGGAGCATCAGGCTGCCACTAAACCCGTTTTCCATCTGATTCGACAGTCGCTCTTCGCCACTGATGGACGCACCTAAATTACGTGCTGCCAGCCGGCGCAGCGGCAAGCCGTTGATGCCGTCAAATGACAGGCCAGGAATGTGAAATATCTCGCTGTCGTCAAACAGCAGTAAATCCTTGTCGCCAGGTCTGTCTTTGGTGCTCTTGAAAAACAGCCGCACTCGATCCCACGGTTCGGGTCGCGATACATGCACCTTGATACCGTCTTGCATCAACGTTGACGTGACGTCAGGCATCAGCGGCAGTAGTTCCGTGATTCGCTTTGTGGCTTTATCGCGAACAATCGCAGCTCTACCGCTACCGTCCAGCAGTGAGTGCGTAGCCATCGTTTCGCGAAAGAGAATACTGGTCTGGTAGGCGTTTGGCCGTCGCATCAGCCGATGCACGTTATGCTTGCGGTCACGCTCGGCACCGCGGTCAAGCTTGCGATAGACGCACACCGGCAATTGCCCAATGTGGCCGGCAATCTTATTGACCCCGTACCAAATTGGTGCGTAGGATAACGCTCGTTCGGACGTAACGCTTTTATGTCGCGCGTCATCCGACCAGCCGTTGAAATAGTTAACTAACCATTCGGCGGGTGCGGCAAACGACGCTCGTATATTGGCAAGCCTCATAGGTATAAACTTCCTTGGACTCTCGACTGCGACCTTGAGACCACACGAAACGCCATGACCACCGCTACCACTGCGTCAATCTTGTCATTAGATGATGACTTATCAAACATTATCTCTTCTTGCGCGGTAGTTTTTAGAACTGCATTGCTCACGCACCACCGCAAAACAGGGTCGCCATTGTGCGTTATCCTTCCCGACCGAAGTGCCTGCAGGAAATCGCGAATCGGTTCATTGAAGTAGCTTTGGGTTTGCCTCATAGTGAAAGGCGTATATCCATCCTTGGTTAGCATTTCGATTAGAACCTTGGCGTTGTTCGCATCGAACGCTATTTCACCGCCGTAGTGCTTGTCGTGGTGCCGCTTTAGGTCGGCCTCTAGTTCGACGTTTGGATAGTCGCGAACCTTAATCAAATCCTGCCTGCACCACTCGTCGAATGGATTCTTTTTTATGTTCCTGTTGGTGCCAGCGTCCATGTACGTCGAGCAAACGATCTCGTATCTCCAGATCGACTTGTCGTCATCTGAATTAGGCTGCGATCCGATCACTGGAAATCTCGCCACCGCAGCCCAGGCTGACAAATCGTCTTTCGACCCAAGATCGACGCCGTAGCCAATGCCATCGGCGTTTTTCCAGTCTGATAGCGTGCCTTCCGCCTGGTCCCATGTGGCGATTTCGAACGCTCGAGATAGTGCAGTTACCTTACGGTTACAGTGGTATCGAACGAATCGATTTAGGTCGATCTTCGACTCTTTTGGCATTTCCCGCAGCGTGTTGATTTCAAACGATACGCCCAGGTTTGGGTTTGCTTTAATCCAATTCGATTCGTCTAACGGGTCGTCGGCTTCGTCTAATTCGAACACGTAGGCGAAAAATGTATCGTTGCGGGTAATGTCGTAGAGTGTTGCATACGACAAGTCGTACTCGCCTTGCCAGATGTGCGACTGCTCGTCGCCGGCAGTGGTCACGCTGCCAATCAGCGGCTGCACCCTACTGATAGAACCGGTTAGCATCGTGTCGTAGAATCGTCTGTTGTGTTCCTTCCATTCGTGCGTTTCGTCCATCACGACTAAAGAGGGATTAAGACCAGAAAACGGCCTGTCAGATCCGATGCACTTGATTACGCCGTCGTTATGGAAAAACCTAACCTGGCGGTTGATGTCAGTTGACGATTTGCGGATACTGTCGGATACGTCGCGCATCCTTAATATCTCGGCGTAAACGACGTCTTCAGCCTGCGCTTTCTTTGGCGCGCATAGCACGACCTCAGCGACGCTTTCCGGCTCACCTGTCATTGGGTTGATATCGAACATCGCACACAGGATAGCGATACCAGCACCAATGCAGCTTTTCCCATTCTTGCGGCCCATTGACCAAAAGAAGCGACGGAATCTACGGCTGTCGTCTAACACTCGCTTCCAGCCGAATAAAACCCATACCCCAAACGCTTGCCAGGGTTCTAGCTCAAACGGCATTCCTTTGAACCTTCCAGTTGAATGTCTGAGCATTATTGGAAAAAAGTCGCAAAAAGTTTCGGCATGGCATTCGTTAAAGTAGTACGGAAACTCGTCCGTTCGCTGTTTGTCTAGGTCGTTGACGTGTCGCTGTACTGCCATGCGAACTAGTTTATTGACGACGATATCGCCCGACAGCACATCTTCGATGTAGCCTTGCACTTTCGCTTTGGTGCCACTGCATATCATGCTCGCTTCAGCCTCGCCAGCAACTCTTCCATCGGGCTCACTTCTTCCGATTGCGTCACAATCAGCCGCGACCGGCTGCTAGGTGTGAATCCATATTCCGCCCAGAACTTCATCATTCGTTCTTGGTACTTATGCACTTCTCGTGCTTCGACTTTTGTGGCCGTTCCGCTTTGAGTAATCTCGCCAACCTGCCCGCCGGCTACCATTGCTCGCAGTGTCATCCACTGCGCATAGTCCGAACAATATGCCGCGATCGGCATGGCGTCGGTAACCTTCAGTAACTTCATGCTGGCCAGCGTTTCGCATGTGTTGTACCAGCACACTAGCGCCAGTTCGTCGAACGCAATCCACTCTGGCATTGGAGGCGTACCATCAGGCACCACTGGCTCAGCAGCGTTGCGTCGGCTCGGATTCTTGCGGTAGGCTCCGCTAGCCTCTTTAGTCGCTGTTGGTTTTGGCTTGCGTCCGCGTACCATTACTGCGTACTCACTGCCGTTATCGAAGTGCTTGACCCGCCTTTTTCGACGACACAGCGGATGTAGTACGTTCCCAGTGCGTTGACGTTTCGGGCTCCAGGTCCGACAAACACTGCGTCATTCACCACGCCCGGCGTATCTGCTCGTACGTAATTCGTATCGTCGTCGCTTACCTGAATTATCACTCGCGCGCCGTCGAATACGCCACGAGCGAAAACGGTGGCTGGTCCGGAGTGGCTTGCACCTGTGCCGGTTGCGTTGCCTGATGATGTTAGTAGTGTTGCCATTAATTGTCTCCCTGTGCGTCGTAAGTAACAAACATCAGTCCGCTAGCCACCGCTTCACCCGTCGCTGTGTCCGTGAGCGACCAGCGTAGGGTGCGTTCTACCGTTGTCATGGCGGAAGTTAGCGCCAGCGTTGCCGTTTCGCCATCCCTGGTGATTGATCCATCTGCCACCGTGGCTACGTCGACACCGCGCAGCGTTTCAACGGTAAACAGCAATGTCAGTAAATCCAGGTCTTGATTGCACGGTATGTCGATCGCTTTCGTCTCGCCTATCCTTGCATACAGCGAATCGTCAGAGACAGCTGTAGCTACCGTACTGCGATCGCTGATGTACTCGCCGTAGTACGCCGAAGCGTAGCCCGCTGTAACCACAACCGCCTGGCTGTAATACGGAGTAGGAATCACGACAGGTCCTCTACCAATTCACTCGTGCTGGCCGATACCTTTGTCCTTGTCACTCTCTGCGATGCCAGCGCATGACTGTCATACGTCGCACTCGCATTGAGCATATCCACCAAATCATTCCCAATCGCCGTCCCGCCAATCTTCTTCACGATCAAATGCCGGCCTGCCAGCGTGTCAGTAAAGTTCGCCGTGACGTACAGCCCTTTGCGATTGGTGGCTTCGGTGCACGTCAATGCCGACTGCACTGCGGTATCACTGTCGAGCGTGAACACGTCCAGTGTGATTGTTTGGCCGGGCGGACCGGTAAATCTAATCGCTTGTGTTGCCATTACTCACCTCGATTGAGTTCGTTATCTTGTCTAAAAGCGGAATCAATATCCTTCCAGCCGCAACCGTGTCGGGTGAATGCTGAATAGCCGTATGAATCGCCGCGTGTAAATACTTCTTTTCCTGGTCGTTTAGCATGTCATTCCTATGCAATCGTGAGAGCAATCGACCGCACTGTGCCGTCACTACCCTTGCCTTTGAGTGTCAGTGTGGTGTTGTTCGTAAATTCAAATGTCATTTCACCATTATCGACTGGCGCGGCCGAAGCTGGCGGTGCTAAGACGAATGTTCCATCGTTGTACATGAATGCGTTGAACCGACCGTTTGTCGAGCTGTTTAGCCGAATGCCTGCGGTGTCAGACGTGAGGTTGAGCCAGCCACCTGACCGCCACAGTCCGCCGTTGGTCGGCCCCGGGGTGTTGATCCAGTTGGCCTCGATGTCGATTGAGCCGCACGTTAAATCGCCGCGTATCCATGCTCTGGTTGTCGTGCTATTTCCAATGACGATTGAATTGTCTACTGTGCTGTTGGCTCCGTCGCCAATGCAAATCGTATTGACAGCATCGACCTTTTGTACGCCGGCACCACTGCCTGTTAGTCGGCCGATAAAGATGTTGCCAGTTGCCGCCGCGTCAGTCAGAATCTTACCGCACTCTTCGCCGATTGCGATGTTGTAATCGCCGAGCGTTGAATACAGCGTCTCGAAGCCAAGCCCGATATTGCTGCTTCCCTCGCAGTATTGCAGTGCCGTGTAGCCGATGCCAATGTTACGGTCGCCAATGGTTGTGGCGACGCCCACAGAATGCGCCCCGGCGTATCCACCGATCAAAATGTTGTAATCGCCGGTGTCGGAGTAGGCAGCGCAGAATGCACCGATCGCAACATTCCACGAGCCTGATAATTTCTGCGTGGCTGCAACGTAACCAACGACAGTGTTAGAACTGCCTGCCGTTGCGTCTTTCATCGCAGCATCGCCAATCACAACACTGTGACTGATGCTAACGAGGCTGGATAGCGTTAAGTTTCCAACAGCCACGTTGCCATTGCCGCCGGTTGCCAGCCGTCCTGATTGCGTACCGATGAACACGCTATCCGTCAGTGAGGTTGCGGCCTGCACGGACAAGTCGCCAATTATCACCAGATTGCCGCTAGTTCCAGTCGGCGTGACTGCGGTTGCTCCGATGACAGTTAATGACTTCGACGCATCAGGCTTGAGGCCAATTGCCGTTACCTGCTGCTTCGTTCGAAGCGGAGTCATTGGCTCAGTGTTATTCGTTGCTGCTTCAGCCGTGGCCTGAGAAGTCGGCTGTACGAGCACTGCAAAATAGTCTTGCATTTAAAATCCAATCGCTTGTTTGGTTTCTATCCACCAGGTTGCGGATTCATCCCACTCGGTAGTGACGTTCGTCCCCTGGAAAATCACCACACCGTCTACACTGGGGTGGTCAAGTGAATGCTCTAGCATTTTCTGCCACGTTCCAGCCGGAAGGTATTCACCGCCGCCGTGCAGCTTTGGCGACAGGTACGGCATGATTGGTTTTTGGTACTGCTCGGCTTGCTCAACATTGCCGTCATGCACGACTTTCCACACTTCGAATGGGTCCATCACGTCGCCGTTGGTCCAGTGCTGATACACACTTGGATAGACTCGATCAACTTGGCTTAGTAGGCCGCGCCTATGATACGTCAGGTTGCGATTGTTGACGTTTTCCACAAACTGCCGATTGTGCTCGAGCCACGCTTGTGCAGCCGATTGATCACCCCAGCCGCCATTGGGGAATTTACGTTTGAGCGATGAGTAAAAATCAAGCTCTGGCATCTTGGCATAATAGCCGATTGCCACGCCTGGATGCGCAAGACGATATACCCTCACAGCCTCAATGAGTTGATCGTGAACAACGTCACGCGCCACTAGATCATCCGTGTGCATTGGCATGTGCTCTTCGTCGAGCACAATCGCATCTGACTTTCGACTATCCCACCAGCCTGGATAGTTCGCCACCGTGCGGCATGTATCGAGATTCAGCCGAGTAAAGTCGTAGGTGTTGCCAATACGACCGTGCAGTCCCCACGCAGTAATCAGCGTGACTTGCGCGAAGCCAAGCGACCGTAAGTCGGGTCGATTGGTAAAGACCTCAATTGTCGAATCGAAATAGACGGGTTTGTTTGGCATTAGGTTGCACTTCCCGGCGGCCGCGCACACGCAGAGCCGCACGACGCCAGCAGCACTATCAACATTGTCGCAAATCTAATCATTGTACTTTCGATCTCGGTTCGTACTTATTATCGCTCCACACTGACGCATCGTGCTGCGCCGGCTAGGGTTAGTGGTGGTATCGCGAGTGAGGTTAGGGGGTGCATTAGGTTCCTAGTTGTTGCTTGATTGCGGCGACGTGCTGAATTGCGACTCTACGGATCATGGTTATGAAATACCGCCAACAGTGCTTCCTACCGTACTTGCTACCGTAGACGCCCCGCCGGATGCCGCTAGAGGCACTGGTGTCATCGCTCCAATGTCAGCACCACTTCGACCTGATCCAACTAACGCGGCTGCCTGAGGGACGTACCCGGCTTTAGTCCATGCGACCAACGCAGCCACGTCATAATTTACGTCGTAGTCGCTTGCGTTGAGTTTCAATAATTCCGCGATGGCGTTTGCGAACGTGCCATTGCCGCCTAACTCCGCGTCCCACGTCACAATACTCCGCGTGCGGTCAACAAAGTTTGGGTCAATCGCAAAATCGTTTACGCCCTTTCCGGCTGTGACAACAACCTTAGCGGTGTATTTAACGGGTGGACCAGTGGCTCCGGCTGGATAGGTCCAACCGGCGTTGTAGTCCAGGTACGTCACCTGGTCGGCTGTGTTGTTGAGCAAGTCAATAGCGGCGTCTTGCGCAGTGCTTGAGTCGGGATCGATGAGCAGGTTGTTATAAAACTCTCTCGTGTTTGCACCGCTGAGAGTTGACACTTGCTCGGTCAGCATCATTGTTGCAAACGCTACACCTCCGTCTCCATCGCCTGCGTTGTCGATCAGAATCGTGTTGTTCGCAAAGTCAATCGTCGGGTTGCCGCTGCCCGTGTAGCAGAGCGGATTTCCCTTGCCTAAAAACACATTCCGACGCACTGTAATTGCCGATGAAGTAACAGCGTAGAGAAACCAGTTCGTTCCAACCCCACCGCCGATACCATCAAAGATACAATCCTCAAAGATGGCCGATACAGACATGCTGGTTATCGGGTGGTTGCCGTCAGGATAGTAAATGTAAGAATCCCTGACAGTCACGCTTGGCGTGTCGCTGAGGAATGAACCATTAGATACTCCGATCGTACTATTGTGCAGTGTGTTACTGACGATCAAGCTTGGAGTTGCCGTAATTCCAAAGCCTTGCATGACGCATTTATCGATGGTTGCGTTCTCGGCACGCACCCAAATTCTCCCAGCTAACCCGCCACTGTCCCATGTACAGTATTCGAATTTTCGGTCCCGTGTCGTAGTTACAGCAGTGTTGTAGACAACGGGGTAATACTTTCCAGCGGCTACCGTGTATGGATCGCGAAAATCACAGTGAGATATAAGAAATCCAGAGTTTGCACTGACATTTGTGCTGTCAAAGTTGATGTGGCCGCAGTCTGCAAACGTGCTGTAAGAGATTAATGCAAACGGAACGGTTGCACCGTGACACCTACCGAGAAAAACATTATCAAGTCCAGAAAAATCGCAGTAAGCAATCGTCGGCACGGTGCCGTTGCCGCCTGGGTCAGCAAAGCTTCCTCGGCTGCCAGTTGAAATGATCGTAGTTCGAGAAAGAGCCGTGCCTGTGAACGTATACGCAGACGTGCCAGCGTTTGTAATGCTGTTTCCGTTCAGATCGAGCGTGGCTCCTGCACCCATTGTAAGGTTGCAACCAGTGTTCATCGTCACGTTACCGGCTAGGTCCAGCGTGCCATTGATTGTCAGCGTTGTTCGCGGGCTAGTTCCGGCTGTCATTGTGATTGCGCCAACAGCGATAGACAGTCCGACTGGCACCGTGCAGTTGACGCCAGCGTTTATTGTTAGCGTGTCAGCGCCTGACGTTGGAGCGACTCCACCATCAAATTTAGAGGTGTCGTTAATGTCGCCGGAAGTTGTCATTGTGCAAGCTGTCATATCATCCCCACCAGCATCGCCGCCACACCCAATTGCCGACTCAGAAACAGCAGCAACGCAATCAGCAGAATAGCTCCGACAATCCACAGCACTGGCTGCGGTAGGCCGAATTTTTGGCAGATCCACCAGGCACCGTAAGCGACCACAGCGAACACGACGACAGCGATTATGAGTTGAATTAATTGGTCCATGATGATCATTTCCCCTCGCGATTAACCGTGTCGTCGAGTTCGCGTAAGTGCCGTAGTTCGTCTCGCAACATACTGATTTCTTCTCTCCTGATCACGCGCTCTTCGCGAATCGTCGAGGTGAAATCCTGGCACACTTCGCGCATCACCTGACTTTGCCGGTCTGCAAGCGCATCCATTCTCGCCAGCGTCTGGTCATTCATTTTTGGGAAACTGACGGTTGTGGTGTAGTACAAATACCACCCAAGCACACCAGCTACTCCGAGACTTGCGGCGATTTGTATAACTGGTTCCACGGTATCCATTGGCCTGTGTTCGCTAGTTGTGTAATCAAGAGACGATCCAAACGACTAATCCAAAAAGTAATAAAGCAACAATCAACGG